TCAAACGCCGCGCCGTAGCTGCCGCAGCCCTGCACTCACCCACGCCTTGCTGCGGACGTCCCTCGCTCGGGGCTTCGTTTCTGCAGGCGGCTTGCGCGGTTCCAGCGCCGCCTTGATCCGCTCGATCTCCGTTGCTCCGGCCTCGGCCAGGCGCCGAGCCTGCTGCTGCTGCTCGCGCGTCGGCGGCAGACCAGGCAGTGGCGGGGGCAACTGGATCGGCGTGCTGTCGGTCAGCCGGGCGACGGCCTCACGCAGAGGCAGCTCGGGATACAGCCTTGCTGCGCACCAGCGCTCGGCGTAGCGCTTCGCCTGTCGTACGTTGGCGGCGCGCGCTTCCTTGGTGTGCCACATCTTCTGGCCCTCCATCCACAGCCGGACGCCAGGACCGCCATCGAGCGTGACGTTCGCCGTTTCCCGGCCGTTGTACCAGAGCGCCCAGCGCTCGCCGGTCTGGACCCAGCCAGAGGGGATCGGGGCGGTGCGGAAACCTTGGTAGCCGTGCGAAGGAAGCATGTCCGGAAGGATACGGCCGGCCGTCGCAGATCCTGCGATTGAATCCTGACCGAATTAAGCCAGCCGCCCTTCCATGAAGGTGCCGACCTTCTCAATGTTCTCCAGCGACAAGCCGCCGATGTTCTGCGCGAACTGGCGGATGAGCTGGGCATACGAGTCTTCCAATACATCCGCCTCCGACTTCGAGGCATCGATCACACACTTCGTGCGCTCGGCCATGCCCAAGAAGATCTGCCGGCACAGGGCCAGATTCTCTTCGTTCTCGAAGTGGTTCGGCCTGTCGCCTCGTGCGCGGATACGTTCCAGGCCAGTGGCCGGCTCAACGTCGAGCAGGAGCATCAGGTGTGGCCGCGGCGCGAAGTCGTTGGCCTTCGACAGGTCCTCCACCGGCAGCCCGGCAGCCCCCTGGTAGGCGACCATCGAGGGGAAGTAGCGGTCGAGGATCACCACCTCCCCGCGCTGGAGAGCCGGTTCGATGAACTGCTCGACGTGATCGCGACGGTCAGCCAGCAGGTATTCGACCTCCTGCTCCGGACTCAGTCGGCCCGATTCAGCGGACTGGCGAAGCTTGGTGCCCCAGGGCCCATTGGTCGGCTCTTTACTGGTCGAAACGGCCACGCCATGGGCGCGAAGCCGCTCAGTCAGGCCTTTGGCCAAGGTCGACTTGCCGGCCCCATCGATTCCCTCGATGGCAACCAGCAGGCCACCGGGGATGGTGATGCTCGTCATGCGGGGTAGTGTATCCAATTGCCCCGGCACCGCCAGAGGGGGACGGGATGCTAACGCGGACGGGCGTCACAGGGCCAGTCTTGACAGTAGTCCGGCCATGCGACGGCACGCTCTACACGCCCCGGCCACGGCCGGCCGGACTACCCTTCGGCCATGTGCGGCCGATTCGTCCAGCTCCCAGTGATCGACTTCGGCCAGCCGGGGCTGGCTGACCTTGCCCCCGGCCTGGCCGAGATCCAGCCCAGCTACAACTTGGCGCCAACGCAGCGAGCGTCAGTGATCCTGGACCGCGGCGAAGGCCGGCAGGTCACCCGGCTGGCCTGGGGCCTGCTGCCCTTCTGGGCCAAGGCCAAGGGCCTGCAGGGATCAACCATCAATGCGCGCATCGAGACCGTGGCCACCAAGCCCGCCTTCCGGTCGGCGTTCAAGAAGCGCCGCTGCGTGATCCCCATGGCCGGATACTACGAGTGGTCGGTCAACCCCGAGGACGGGAAGAAGGATCCGTGGTTCATCCACGCGACCGGGCCACTGCTGGCCGCTGGCCTGTGGGAGGACACCAGCCCCCTGCTGCCCGACGGCAACCTGGGCACCTTCACGATCATCACCGGCGACAGCAGCGGCGTTTCCGCCGACATACACGACCGCATGCCGGTGTGGCTGCCAGCCGGCCAGATCGATGAGTGGATGGCCGCCAGCCCCGACGACGCCATGGCCATGCTGCTGGCCAGCGAGCCGCCGGCCATGGAGGCCTACCGGGTCAGTCGCGCAGTGAACACGCCTCGCAACAACCGCGAGGATCTGCTGCAGCAAGTGCAGTAGCCATCACGGCGTGACGGGGATCTCCGCGCCGCTGGCGGCTCCGTCATTCATCCCAGGAAACTGCGGCCACGGTACATCCGGGAACCCGGGCCGGCTCGGCAGATCACGAAGCAGTTGCCGGTACGCTTGGATCTCAAGCTTCTTCTCTGCGGTCAGTGGAGCATCGTCCATCTGGGTCCAGTCAGTCGCGCGAAGACGCCTACTCCGCTCGGTCCGCATCTGGTCAGCACGTATCCGAACAAGCAGGACATCAGGAATCTGAGTAACCTGCTGCTCGCCCGGCAACAGGGGCGCACCTTTTTCAATCGCCCGATAGCCGGATTCGGATATAGCGTAGAACTCATCGCTCATAGGAATACCCCATTACACGGATGTATGCGCCAGTTCCTGCTGACGGGGTTGCGCTCAGCCGATATGAGATCGCCTGGCTTGAATCGACAGGGTGCCCGTCCATGCGGCTTACCGAAACCTGCGTGGATGACTCGGTGTAGCCGAGGAAATTGTTACTTGCCAATGCGGTCACAGGCATCTCTGAGTTGCCTGTAAATAGCGACGCTCCAGAGGCATCGAGGCTGATAATGAGTGTTGCTGCTACCGAAGTTACCGGGATGGTCGCGCTCAGGCTGACCGTGGTAGTTGTTGTCTGGGTCCCCGCATTCAGAGAAAGGTCCCGAATCGCAAGGTACGCAACATACCCATTGCTGACATTGTGCTTGAACTTAGCAATGGTGCCCGATGGGTCTGTCCGGAAGCTGCCGATGTACCTCCGCGAGGTGTCGCCAGTCTTGGCGCGCGCGGCGCCGCTGTAGGGCGTGTCCGGCAGCGTTGTGACCGTCTCAACGTCTGAAGTTCCTGCATTGCTGTACAGGAAATTGTGATACCAGGTATTCGGCGATAGTGTCAGCGTCTTGGTCAGCGCAGATGGCAATGCCAGCACTCGCCCCAGCGAGGGAATGTACGCCGAGCCGCTGGTGAACCGCATCTGCGTGGCAGACACCCACTCCATCTTCAGGCCATCGATGTAGCCGGCCGGGATCGGCTGGCCGCTCATCGGCGTGACCAAGCCGGCGTCATCTTTGTACGACGGGATGCCGGTGTCGCTGACGAACAGCGTCACCTTATTGGTGGCAGGGGTGGGAATCAGCGACGCCAGCCGCTTGAACATGGTCAGCATTACGAAACCTCCACCAGCGCGCCGTCCAGAACGATGCTGGAACCGTCGCCGAGGTTGATGGGGAGAGTGAACAGCGCCTGCTGATTCAGCGGCACTTGGAACGATTGCCCGTCAGGGATGTTGTAGGGCGCGAATCCACCAGCAGCCACCGACACAATCGGCCTGCGCGGGTCGGTGTTGTCCACCGTAACGTTCGTGCCGGGGCGGACCTCCTGCACGGCGCTGTCGGCCTTCCCCAGCGAGGCCAGAACTTCAGCCGCCAAGGACAGAGTCGGCAGACCTGCCGCCGCGTTCCCGTTGGCGACGTTGATCTGCTGGGCGGTGCCGGTGATCGGGGCCGGGCGCGTGCCGGTTACCCTGCCCTTGCTGTCCTTGGTGATCGCCAGCAGGGAGCCGGCGCCAGAATCAGGGACATCCTCCAGCCCGATAGTCGGGTTGCCCGCATCGCCATCGGGGTTGGCGATGTCGATGCCAGTCCCTTCCTGGAGCGTTCGCAGCGCCCAGTCGCCGTCGTTCTTCCGGACGGCGAAGCCGGCGCCGATCAGCGCGGCCAGCTTCTGGATGTTGAGCGGGATTTCCTTGATCAGCTTCCAGACGGTCGATGCAACGCTGTTCGGCCCACCGCTACCGCCGGTGGGAGGGTTGATCACCTGCGCCGCGGTCAGGAGCTGGCCGTCGGGCCCAAGAAGATTCACCCCAACCTGGGCGCCGTTCGTTGCGTCGGGGTCGACATCAACGAAGCCGCGGGGATTCTGGTGCAGCGGGACGCGCTTCTTGGCCATTACCGCCCCAGCGCGCGGATCTCGCCCATGCGGGTGTTGCAGTCCTGCAGGGCGAGCAGGTTGGCGTTGTAGGCGCTGACCACCGCCTCGACCGTGCGCGAGGTCGCCCGTGTAGCTGGGCACGGCTGCGTCAGCCGGTCATCGACCGGTACCAGCTTCTCCACGGCCACATGGACCTTCTCGGGCAGCTTCGGCCGCTCGGGTTGGTGCGCGCAGCCGGCCAGCAGCATGGTGGCGATCAGAGCAAAGGAATTGAGCTGCACAGCTCCATCTCCAGTTGGGACCGGCAAGCCGGCGTGGTCTTGGCGGCCTGCAGCGCCTTCTCGGCCGCACTGGCCCGGCGCTGGCCCTCGGCCGCTGCCGCTTCGGCCCGAGTCGCTGCAGCAGCAGATGCCTTGCGAGCAAGCTCAGCGGCATCGATCGATGCCTGGGTCTGGCGGTTCACCTCCTGCAGGAGGTCGCCGGCAGCATTGGCTGCGCGCAGGTTCTCGGCTGCCTCCGCGCGCGCGCCGTCGAGCTGGCGCTGCACCGATGCGATCTGTTCGCGATCAGCAGCAGCCTGCCTGTCCGCCCCTCGCTGGCAGCCAGCCACGAAGATGCCACCGGCCAGCAGCGCCGCAAGGGCCCAGCGCATCAAGTCCGCATACGGCCGGATCGGGTCAGGGAGTTGCATCAGGGCGCCTCCGAGCCTTCAGCACGCGGGCCACCACGCCGACCGCTCCAAGCGCGCGGATCGACCACTTCGCCGGCTCTGGCAGTTCATCCATCCAGCCCATGGCGGCGATCGCGTCGTACATGTCCGGGAACAGGCACACCAGGCCGAATACCCAGACCGAGGCCAGCTTCCAAGCGCGGCGCCATCCGTCGATCAGTTCGACCTTCACTTCAGCCCCCTGAGCTGCTTCAGCTCCTTGATGTCCTGCTTGTTCTGCTCGACCTGCACGGCCTGCTTGGCCAGTTCGAGCTTCAGCGCCGGCACGTCGGCCAGCTGCGTGTTGAAGGTCTGCAGCTGCTGCTGCACGGTGGCCATCTGCTGGTTCGTGACCTGCTGCTGGGTCAGCACGGCCTGCATGGAGCTGATCAGCCAATAGCCGCCGGCGATCATGAAGCTGGCGAAGGCCCCGACGATCCATTTCTCGACCGGGCCGAGTGAAATGCGGGTGCGGCCGTCCTGGCTCGGCTGGGCTTCCATGCTCATGCGCTCCCGCCCTGACCTTCGAACACGCGGCGCTCATCGGCGCGGCGGTTGGACAAGCCCTGCATGACCCTGCCGTTTGCCCTGTTCCAGCGCGGAAACTGAGCTGCAGCCCCCGCTACATCGCCGGCGTTGAACAGCTTCAGCAGGGTCGAGCTGCGGAATGCAGAGACGCCGATGTTGTAGGCCAGGCTGACCATAGCCCCGAGCTGGCGGTCGGTTGCCGGGCGTTGCAGCGCTGACCGCACGCCCTTGGCGAACCGGTCCAGATCGAGCGCCAGCCGGTCGTCGGCCTGCTTTTGGCTCCAACGGACGCCCTTTTCGATGCCAGGACCGGTCGCGCCGTAGCCGATGGTCCATGGCACTCCGCCGGTGGCGGGGTCAGGGTAGGCCTCCAAGCGGCACCCCTCCCACTTCTTCACCAGCTGTACCGCGTATGCCAGGGCGCTCATGCCCGCTCCCCCGTGTGTGATGGGGCCATGCTGCCGGGGCTGGCGGGGGCTTCAACGGACATGGCTATGCGTAGAATCCGGTAGGCCTCGGATCGGCCGCGGCCCAAACCAGAAGGATTGAGCGCATGGCATACAACCTGTTCATCGCATACGACCTGATGCAGCCAGGACAGCACTACGACAGCGTCAGGGACGCCATCAAATCGCTAGGGCAATGGCACCAGTTCCAGTACTCACTCTTCTACGTGAATACCCTGTATCCCCCGGACGCTGCCTACGATGTTGTCCTCGCTGCGATGGACCCCAACGACCGCCTTGCGGTCATTGATGCCCAAGCCGGCATCGTGACAACCTGGGACCGGCCGCCGATCGATGCGATCAACGCGATCTGGCATAGCCGATAGCGGGAATTGATCAGGCGAGGGGCCGCCAATCTGCTCGAAATGGCCCATTTTGCTCTCCATGCTCCGGAACTCCGGAGCGTGGAACCACCCTACCCCCGCGCCGGGCGGCTTCAACGGAGGTGCTACCATCCGCCTATCGGGGAGGACCATATGCCGTCGCCAGATTCAGACAGGTTCCACGCGTTGAGGCCGTTCACGGTCGACAGGGCCATGGAGATCGAGAATGGCGAGGTACTAACTCTCGCTCTGCTGGAGCATGTTGACACTGGTGGGGATGACTCACCTGGTGTCATCTTTGATGTCACGTATGAGCATGACCGGGTTGAATTCCGCACAGCTGGCCAGAAAGATGCTGTCGCATTTGGTCGGGGCAAGTTGGAACACGATAGGGACTGGAGGGATTGCAGAATTCTATTCTCCCAGTATCACAAGACGGCCTCGATCCGCGGCTTGACCTTCGATGCTCCAGTGAAGATCGCCAGCATGACCAAGGCCGAGTTCCGCGACATGCAGAAGACATTCCAGGGGCCACGAGGCCTCAAAGAGCCACACAACGAGGAATATATGAAAGGCTGGAAGACCAACGATTACTTCAGCTGGAAGTCCTGGTCGCGCATCCAAGCGGAGAAGCGCGACGAGGAATTGGCCAAGAACAGCGCCAGTCCCTTCTGGCCGATTATGGGCATCGTGACTCTCGGCTTGCTGACCATTGCCAGCGCGCTTTATGTGCTCCGGTCGCTCATTCTGATGCTCCGGTAACCTGCGCCTCGATTTCATCAGCGGCCTGGACGATCTCAGGGTCCCGAGACCGCTCTGCAATGCCTCGCAAGACCTGCAGCTGGCTGACCAGTTCACCGGTCGGCTTTTCGGACGTGCGCGCAAGCCAATTCACGTACTTGGGGCTTGTCATGAAGCGCGCCATCCAGTTGGCATTCGCAGCATTGCCCATTGACCCAAGAATCGCGACCAGGGCAGCGCCCGCATTGCCGGTGGCGGCAAGCGCTCCCGCCGTACTGATGGTGCCAGTCACCTGGGTTATTAATGCATCTCGACTGGAAGTTCCCGACGGATTGGCGAACACCTTGGACCCCTCTCTGATGCGCGAGGTCGCCTTGGCGATGGTCTGCAGATTCTTCTCGAACTCAGGCCCATAGCTTCCGAACAAAACCTTCCGCGCCTCGGCGTTTGTGTTGGCATAGTTCGTCAGGAAGGTGTTCATGGAGAACACATCGCCTTCGTCGGTTTGCTGGCTTCCGATGGCGCGGCCCATGCGACGGATGAAGGCCGAGCTGACGATCTTCTTCTGAGCCTCGGGCAGCGCCTGCATGATTGAGCGGATACGGGTCGGACCGTCCCTTACGCCACTGACCGCCGCCAGATAAGCAGCCTCGCCGTCCTTCTTGCCGATGATGGAGTCGATGTTGTCCAGCTGGTCCACATAGCGGGCGTGGTACTTGTTTGCGGTCGACAAAGTCTCTGCGGCGCGAGGGTTGCCCGTTCCTTGGACCGCCGCCTCCATATCCTTGGAGAGCGCTCCATACAGAGGCCGCCACATGCTCCTGGGAACATCGCTCCCAAACCCTGCGTTGTCGAGCTCGCGACCAACCAGCGAGCGAAGTTTCTGCAGCGCCTCGTAGGGCAGCTTTCCGTCCACCTGGCTGGTCAGGAAGTCGTCGATCTGCTTCTCAACGTAATCGGCGCCGAAATTCTGCTGATTGATGGCCGAATCCGGGGTGACGCGCTGATTGATTTCCTGCGGCGACATCACCTGGGCGTCCAGATCGGCGCGCGACATCATCTGCGCCTCAATATCAGCCTGAGTAGGCAGACGTGCGTCGATGCTGGCCCGGGTCGGCACTTGGCGGGCGATTTCCTCGTCCGTAATCACCGGTACGAGACTGTTTCGCGTCTCCGGGTACATCGATCGGCGCTGGTTTTCGGCAATTGCCGCCTGCTGCTGGGCGCGCAGCTCCAGCTGCAGCTCGTCAGCCTCCTGATACAGCTGGTTCCGGCGCCCCTCAATCATGCTAGCCATGCGATCGCGCAGCCGGTCCTGCTCAGCGGCCAGCGCATTACGCTGATCACCAGCCTCGGCCACCAGGTTCTGCCGCTGCAGGTTGGATTCCTGAGCCAGCTCGGCTCGGCGCACCTGCGCCTGGTTGGTCAGGTCGGCTCGCATCTGGTCGACTTGCTCGCGCATACCCGGTCGCGACAGAACACCCTCGATGCCCTGCGTATCACTCGCGAGATCAGCTTCAATCTTCGCCAGCCGAGCGTTCATGAAGTTACGCGAAACCGCCGGAGCGCCCGCAATCAACGTGTTCAACTCCGCCAGCGCTTCACGAGTGCTATCGATGCCTACGCGGCTGTCCTTCGGCATCAGCTCGTCCAGCTGACGGTACAAGGCGTTGCTCTCTGCGCGTGAAAGCTCCTTGAACCCCCCTGCCCCAACAATTCCCTCGCGGATCGCCAGGCCCGCCGTCTCCGCGTCTATGGGATAGCCGGTCGGCGAGATCGATGTGGCAATCTGGTCAATCCGTCGCCCAAACTGTCCAGCCTGGCGCTGTGCGAATCGATCGATCACGCCAGCGGAGCCCGGTACGCTTCCCAGGAGCGTTTCAGCAGCCTGCAGCACACGATTGCCGGTCGCCTGCCCCATACTGGGCTGCACACCGGCCTCGGCGAACTCGCCAAGGGTCTGCTCCAACCGACTCGGGTCCGATCCACGCAGCGCGCGACGGGTCAGGTTCTGGGTCACAGCCGAACCCACGCCGGAGGTGGGAAGGCGCGGGATGAACCCGGGCGCAAGACCGCCAGCGAGGCCTGCGATGGCCTGAGCGCCGGGACTGCCCCCAAGCTCACGCGTGCCGCTTGCTGCGCCGGAGCCGGTAATCGTGCTGGCCACCTGCAATGCAGGCTGGGCAGTGAGAAACGCTCCGGCCTTCTCGCCCAGAGTCGGGACCACATTCGGGGCCGGCGCTGCCCTCGCCAGCGTCGGGACTACCGACCGCCCAGCAGTCAACGCGCCGCCGCCGCCCAACGTCAGGCCGGTACCAGTCAGCGCTTCGCCAATGTCGCCGAGGACGCGATCGCCGCTGGTCTGCGCCTTGGGCAGGCCGAGCGTATCGGCCAGTGCGCCGAGCTCGTCGCGGTACGGGCGAGCCTGCTGAGCGCCAACGGCGCGCGCGACAGGGTTCACCACATAGTTGTTGAATGCGTCACCACCAAGCGCGCCCAGCAGACTGCCGGCGCCCTGCAAGACCGACCTTGCGCCGAAAGCGGCATCGCGCAGCGGGCCAGCCATCCAGCCGTCAGCCTGCCGGCCATCTGCGGTGCTGGAAACGCTGCTTGTGACTTCGGAGAAATCAGGCGGCAACGCCTGGACGGCGGGCAGGTCGGTGATCGGAGGGCCACCGGTTCCAAACTGCTTCCTCAGCACACTACTGATGGCGTCGTCGGACATGCCATCTGGGAACTCGGCGATGCTGCCATCCGGCAGTTCGACTTCGATCGGCATTACTCAACCCTCCCGGTCGCCGGGTTGTAGCGCTTGCGGATGCCTCCCGAAGGCGCATCCCCCAGCGTCCGCGGTGCGGCAGGGAGCGCACGGCCAGCGCGCGCACGCAGGTCTTCGATGTAGCCAGCGGCGCCAGCCAGCTTCTGCTTCTTCACTTCTTCGGAGTCGCCGCGCTGCGGGGTCAATTCTGCGATCTTCTGCTTCGCCTCAGACTCGTTGACACCAGCACCGGTGGCGGCACGCAACAGCGCTTCGGACAGGGACGACGCAGCGTTCGAATAGCGCTGCCGATCCGGGCTCATGCTGCGATTGCCCAGCTCGGGGCTCCACGAATACGTCTCGATGAACCCGGGCGTATCCGCTCCCGTTGGGATGCGCTGTCCACGCGCGTCCAGCAAGAAGGCGCCTTTGTCGTCCTTCTTGTAGAGCGCCTGCTCCATGTTCGAGAGCGCCCGCGTGGCCTGGCCAAGCCAGCCAGCGGCCTTGCGTTCGTCTTCGGTTGCCGTCCCGGCAGACTTGTTTGCCGGGTCAGCGGGACCACCGGGGATGAAGTCCAGGCCACCGGAAGCGTTCCAGCGATAGCCGCTTGGGGCCTTCATCCCACGAGGACTGCCGAGCGTATCCGCGGCGCCCTGCGCCATCTCCTGGCGGGTCTTCGCAGCTGACGCTCGCGAGTTGTCGGCGCTCGCATAGCTGGCCGCGGCAGACGCGCGCCGCTGCCCGATCGCCGCCTCGCCGAGAGGCGTCACATTGACCGTCTGGGACGACGAGCCCAAGGGGCTGTACGCCACCCCGTCAGAAATCTTCGTCGTTTCGACTGGGCCATTGGCGATGCCGAAGAGCTCCGAATTGGGGTTGAGCGGGTCTCCCAGAACGGCCTTGTCTCTTGCCGCTTGGCGCATGGAAAACTCTTGGGTCTGGCCCAGCATCCCCAAGTCCACCTTGTCGTTCGAGGTGAGCCCGTATGCAGTCAGCTGGTTCAGCGCATCAACATCGCCCGCCCGTGCTCGCCCGATCAGATCGGCCGTCAGCCCCTGTCGTGAGGCGACGTTCTGGTCGCCCATCACGCGAGCGTTCCGGGCCTGCCTGGCCTGCTCCAGCGCCAGAGCGTGCTTGTACTCCAGCCCCAGCTGATCGTTGTAGGCCGCCCGGCCGTTCCCGAACAGTGCATCGCCGAGTGCCGCGCCTGCGCGCATGTATCCGTTCGCCATGTCAGTACCCCAAGACGCTGCCGCGGGGGATGCCGTACCCGTAGCGTGGTCGCGCACCGGGCATCTCGTAGAGCGCATCCGTGTTGTTGCCGAAGCTGGCCATCGCATTCGGGGCCGCCGCCGCCCCAGCACCACCACCGGCCATCGCTCCACCCGCAGCCATCAGGCCGCCGGACAGCAGGTCCATGCCCGGCCGGCGGCGGATGTTCCGCAGGCGCATCTGGTCGATGAAGCTCTGCCCTGCCGCCTCGCGAGAGAGGCCATCGATGTCCGTAGCCAACCGGCCGTAGTCGAAAGCCTCATCCTGACGCTGCAGCCGAGGCGCTTCAATGCGAGCCATCAGGTCAGCCGTGCGAGCCGCTGCGGAATCGGACCCGGCGCGTGCCGCAGTGCTGTCGGCTTGGAACGCCTGGCCACCGATTGGCGACTCGAGCCCCGCGACGGCCTGCTTGCGGCTGCGCTGCAGCTGCTGCATGTACTGCCCCAACCGATCATTGCGTGCGGCGTCGGCCGTGCTGGTCTCCAGCTGCGCGATTTCGTCGTTGACGCGTCGATCGGCTTCCTGCTGCCGACGGGACTGGCTAAGCAGGCCCTGAGCTGTCTCCTGGTCCTGCTTCCGCTCAACACGCTGCGTCTCGGCCTGCTGCGCCGCCGTGCCGGCCAGAGCGATCGCGATGGGAATGAGCTGGCCCATGAGTTACCCGCCGTATGCGGCACCGCCGCCGTAGAGATTGAAGTTAGCGTCCCGATTCGCTTGGCGCCGTGCCGCTTCCTCACGGCGGTTCTTCACGAATCCGCCGATGGTCGCGAACTGGTCGCCAAGCTGCTCGCCGAACGCCTGCGACCGCGCGTTCTCGAAGTTGGAACGCAGCCCGGCCGCCGCCTGCGATGCCGCCGTGGTCGCATCAAGGCCGGAGGTAGCCAGCTGGATGAGGCGTGCACGGTAGTCCTGATCGGCAGCTTCGAGCTGTGCACCGGCGCCCTGCGCCCTGCCCTCCACGTTGATCAGACCTCGGTTGAACTCGTCGGTGAGCCTGCGGTTCTGGTCGACGTTGACACTGCCGCCGGACAGGCCGCCGCGCGCCAGTGAGAACTTCAGCTCCCGCGCTGCGTCGGTGTTCTGCCGGTTGAGATCTTCCATCAGCTTGGAACGAGTTGCCGATACGAAGTCAGCGATATCCCGTGCGCGTCGCGGATTGTCGAACACCTGGTTGATGCGGCCCTGAGCCTCGCGGATCCGCTCCTGGCGCTCCATCTCCATGCGCGCGGCCACGTCCGCAGCCGACTCGCCCTGCTTGGCCGTCTTGGTCAGGCCCAGCGGGTCGAGGAACTTGCTGGCACCGGACTTCTGGATCAGGCCCGTCGGGTCTGCCCAATTGCCCTTGCCGATATTGCCGCCGCCGGCCATTAGGCAGCCTCCTTGGTACGTGCGAACAGGACCGCATCAGCGCCGTTGGCGCAGTAGCGGCTCAGGGTGGCTTCACGGCGGTAGCCAAGCGAACGCTCGTACCACTCGAACGTCTTGTCGCGGCCGGCCAGGCCGTACAGCTGCAGGCGGTGCACATTCGGCTGGGCGAGCATCCGGTCGTTGAGTTTGCGCGTCCACCGGGTGATGGCGTACCAGTGCTTCTCCCAGCCAGTCATTGTGCCCAGCTGCCAGCCCTCCCAGACACCCGGCCGGACCTGCCAGAAGCCGCCGGCCACGACCGGCACGCCGTCGGCCAACAGGACGAACTTCGGCCCAGGTACGGCCGCCATCTTCAGGATCGCCTGCTGCGGGTCGTACTCGGTCGCGCCCGTCATGGCCAGATCCTGAGCGATCTCGTCCGGGCGCATGTTGCGCGCCAGGTAGGCCAGATCCTCGATCAGGACTTCGCTGGAGGCGGTGACAGTCATGGACCATTGCCCATGTCGAAGAAGCTCAGCGACGCCTGCGTCAGCGCCCACTTCTTGCCCGGTGCGAAGTCCACGCGCAGGCTGAAGGTCGGAGCCGACAGCGGGAACGGGATGACGCCGCCGGGCAGCGTGTCGGGGTCGACGGTGTACGGGTCGGTGAACGCGGCCGTGTTGCGCTGGTCGTAGCCGATGCTGACGCTGGGCGTGCCCTGGCTCACGATGTCGAAACCCTCCATCATCTTGGTGACGCCCGGCGTGCCGAAGTCCAACCACGGCCACCAGACCGTGCCGCCGAAGGGGATCGTCTGGCCGCCAACGTCGTCGCCCAGGGCGAAGTCGCTGACCGCGCTGATTTCGTCCCCATGCCGGATGTAGAGATCATTCCCCAGCTGCGCGAAGGCATCCACGGAGAACGGGAACAGGTAGCGGCTCCACGCACCCTGCTTGCCCGAGCGCATCGTGTAGACGAAGACGGTCGACTCCATCACGCACCTCCGAAGCCGAACTGCAGCCGGCCGCCGGTGGACATGCACAGCGTGGCCAGGCCGCCGCAGGGCGGATTGGCGGTCAGCAGGTACTCGGTCAGGTAGCGGTCGCGCTGCTGCCGGTAGTACAGCGAGCCCGCGCGGAGGTAGGCCAGGATCACATCGGAGCTGGAGGTCTGGCCGCGGCGCTTGTCGTCCAACGTCACGCGCGGGTTGACCGCCCCGAGGATGCTGGTGAACACCATGCCCGGCACCGTGCCGTCGAACCACCAGAGCCAGGCCTGCCCGCCTTGCGTGAAGGCAATGACCGGCTGCATGTTCTGGTCGAACGCCAGCGCAACCTCGGTGATGCCCGGTCGGATAAACGCAGGTTGCTCGTTGCCGCCATCCGGCCCCAGATAGACCACGTCCTCATCCACGCGCACGCGCCACAGCTGGTACTGCAGGCCAGCTGAGGTGTCGTTGATCGCCCGGCCGCCCATCTCGTAGTCGATGAGCGGCTGCAGCGTCGAGTTCACCCGCTCGGAGAACGGGGCCGGCTGCGGGGTGTTGGAGAGGCCGCCGGTCGGGATCATGGCGTGTAGCGACCCCAGCTCATGCGGATGGTGAACGTCGCCTTGAACGAGGCGGTCTTAGGCAGCTTCGGGGACAGGCCCCATGCCCAGACGCCGAAGGTTTTTGCTTCAAGGTTGGTCGTTCCAGCGGTCGCAAAGAAGCACCCGATGCCGCCAGCGACGTTGGCATTGTTGAGGTCGCAGTCGAACCGGAATGAGCGCTGATAGCTGCCATTCGTGTACGCCAGCGCAGTGATGATGCCGGACGCGACAGGGCTCGATAGTGCGCTCCCCTGAGTGGGAAGGGCTGCTGCAACAGCGGGGCCATTGGCCGGATTACCCGCAACTGAGTACGGGATGATCCCTCGACCGAGGTATGTCGACCAGAACACGTCGTAGGAAGCTGGGATCAGCGGCCTGGCGGTCCAGTTGTAGGTCGTTCCCGAGATGTCGACCGTGCCGGTGGCGTCCGTCAGCACCGGATACAGACGAAGCTCATAGGTCACATCGAGCGTCTCGTCCGACAGCACAGTGATCGTGGTCGGGCTGCCGCCAGAGTCCAGAATGAGCGCACGGCTGAACAACGCGCCAGCATTCGTCGGCGAAACGCCAACCTCTGCCAGCGTTCCTGCTGCTGCACCATTGGCAAATCGCAAGGTCCTGCGCCGCCACGCGTAGAACGCGCCAGAACGATCTACTCCGTTGGTGATTGCCTGCTCACTGGAGGTGACCGCAACCTGTGAAACAAGCGCTGTATCGGTCACAGCTGGGGCTGTGTTCCCCGATCCCACGCGGCAGAACGTGAACACGTCGGTGGAGTCAGTGGTACCGAGCAGATCCAGGCCGGCGTTGGTGATCAGGTTCGGGAACCAGTCGGCGGCGATGCGTCGGCTGCCGGGGATCTCCTGGCCATCCTCGTCCGTGCGGAACGCTTCGATCTTGAACCAACCGGCGAAACCGCTGCTGGCGTTGAGAGTGTTGCTGCTCATGTGAGCGTGCCTCCTACGACACTGGAAGACAGCCCGATGCCCTCGGGCGCCATGTTGGAAACGATCAGCTTCTGGAGCAGCGTTCCGGCCACAACTCCGCTGGAAAGGCTCATGGATTCGGCCGGAATCACATAGCTACGGAGGATATTTCGCAGCGTTCCGGCTTCAACGGCGGAGGCCAGCGAAACCCTGTCGTCCAGGGCGTAGTTCTGCAGGATCGGGCGCAGGGTGCCTGCCGTGGCCTCCGCTGACAGCGCGAAGGCATCGGCTGGGATGGTGTACTCGTGGTAGACATCACGGAACGTGGCCGCTTCCACCGACGATGCCAGGGAGATCGAATCGGCCGGGATCTCCACCGGATACAGGCGCGTGGTCAGGTACTGGAAGAAGCCATCCGAACCGGTGCGAGTCTCGACCTTCTCCGCCACGTCGCCGAGCGAATCCGTGGCGCGAACCGTCCACTCGGCATCGCCACCGCGCGCCATCTCGCCAGTGACGTGGCCACTGGCGTCCATGGCCAAGCCATCGGGCAGCGCGCCGGCGGAGATCTCCACGCTGTAGGGCGGCAGGCCGCCGGCGATCACATAGCTGTAGTCGACCGTGTCGCCACATGCGGCCTTGGGCAGCGATCCATAGACGCCCAGCACCGGTGGCGGGTAGTTCGGGAACGCCAGCAGGTATTGGCCGGCGCCCGGGTAGTAGGTGGCCAGCGGCGGGGTGTTGTTGCGGTCCGCATACAGCATGGCCTGCTGCACAAGGAGGTCGATCGGCGCTCCCACATCACCGGATGCCAGGTTCTCCGCGGCATTGGCGATGCCAACCGAGCGAACGCCTAGCGCGGCTAGGTAGAACAGATCGTTGGCCACAGGGACCGCGGCGCGTTGCCACGTCGACCCGATCCCGTCCATCTGGTCGAGGATCGCCATGGAGGCCGGATCGGGGTCCACCTGCCAGTTCTGGAAGCTGCTTGCGTTCAGCGCAACGAGGTTGGCGCGGTACTGCTGCAGCACCGCCATGTTGTTCGCGTTCGCCTGCTGCAGGCCGGTCGGCAGGTAGCCGGCGTCATCGGCCGTCGACCAGTCCAGCGGATTGGCCGTGGCGCTGTAGCGCACGATGTCCTTGTCGGCGGCGAACACCTTGCTCGCAACGATGGCCACGACCTTGGACTGCGGGCACTTCTCGTCGGTCACCCGGCGCGAGACGGCGCGCCAGTTGATGGTCCCGTCCTTCACCATTGCGCCGATGTCGGTAGGCCACGCCGGCTCAACAGCACCGCTCACGTACCGCGGCGAGGCCGTCCAAGTAACGCGGCTCGTCGTGACCGCCTCCCAGATCACCTCGTTGTCGATCACCTGCTGACCGAGGATGCCCGGCCATGCCGGCTCACTGCTGCCCGACGTGCCCGATTCGGTCTGGACCGCCTTGTAGACCAGGCCTTCCGGCAGCCCAGCGGTCGCACCGCTCACCGCGAGGTTGTCGCCCCAGATCGGGCTGTTGTGATCGGCCACCGAAGTCAGGTGAATCGCAGCCTTGGCGTAGGCGGCCGACGCCGGCGCAGTGCTGGTCACCTTCGACTGATGCCACGCACCGCCCGAACCGCTGTCCACGACGTTGCCCTTGTCGGTCTGCAGCAACGTGTTCAGCGAGTCGTACCAGCGCACCTCGGTCCAGCCGGCAGTCTTGCGAGCGGACGAGGCGCCCTGGTTGATCATCGAGGTTGCAACCAGCTGGCCGCCAACCGGGACGACCAGCATCGTGTTGTTGATGCCCAGGCCGTCTGGCTTATTGCCGGGCAGGATCATCGACGGGCCGCCACCGCCATATCCGTCGGTCGGCGTATAGGCAGCGTCGCCGCTGAAGGTCCAGCCCGTGTTGCCGGCGGAGAAGTCGCCATTGGCAACCTGCGGGTTGTTCGGCGCCGGCTGGGTGATCGGTTGAACCAGATCACCCGGCAGGTACAGGGTGCCGGGCTGCCAAACAGGAGCGGCCATTACTGGGCCTCCTGGTTGTTCACGTTGCGCCACGGGCTGTTCCCGCCGCTGCTCCCATAGCGATCAGTCACGTCAGGCGGCAGCTGGTTCCCAGACTGCTCGCCTGCGATGGGGGTCGGGTTGGCCACGTCGCTGTCTTCGAACACCGTCGCACCCGGCGAGGTGGGCCACGACGGCTCAGTGGAACCCGAACGCGGCGCCGGGCCGAAGGCATCGGTGACCGTGTAGTAATAGCCGTTGTCGGTGGTCGGCACGACCTTGTCGCCAAGCGCGCGCGCGACATTGCGCACCCACACCTGGAACTGCTCGGTACCGCTGTCCAGCTGGTAGGCGATGCCGTTCGGCGATGTTGGCGTCACCAATGACCCGGGCAGGTAGATCTTGCCGGGCTCCCACGTTGTGCCGCGCTGGAGCCAGTAGTGGAAGACATCGCCGTTGACGAACTCGGGGACCACATACAGGTAGCCGAGGAACGGGCCGGCGAAGTGGATTTCCTTGATCGGCAGGTCCGGCGTGTTCGGGTGCTTCAGGACCTCGCACTCGACCACCGGCGTGCTGGCAGCGATGGTCTGCGGCTGGTGGCTGAAGACAATCAGCTTGCCGTCGTAGGCGCACAGGCCCTTGGTGGCGCCGGTCGGCAGCGTGTTCTTGTTCTTGGTGCCAGGCCGGGACCGCGGCACGCCGTCCTGATCCACATAGCCGTTGACCAGGTCGTAGAGCGTGTTGGCATCTGCCCCGCCCTTCGTCCTGAGCCGGTTGATGCCGCCCTTGGAGGCGTTGAGGGTGACGATGCGGCCACTCACTGGAACGGCACCTCTGGCCGCGGCGGAACATACACGCCCTCACCTACCGGTGGGCCCGGGATGTACCGGGCTGTCGCATGCGTGCCGGCCACCAGATTGGCGATCATCACCTCCAGCTGCTGGATGTAGGCCTGTGCATCCGCCTGCCGGTAGTGAGCCTTTCCGTTGGCCAGCGCCAGCAGGAACACGATCTCGCTGTCGATCGTGGTTTTGTCCGCGTCCTCGGTGAACCGGTTGAGGTCGAACTTGCCCTTGATCACCAGATTGCCCAGCGTCTCGTCAGGCGCCGGCCAGATCTCGATGCAGTTGCGGAACTCGTAGCGCTGCGGGAGGCCCGTCAGCTCGCTGGTGGTGTAGCTGCGCGGGTTGATGCCCTGGTGCATCTCGGACCAGACGCCGTCACGCTCGCGACCGACCCAAGTCACCTTGCGTGGATCGAGCGTCGCCGGACACGACTGCGGCGCATTCTTCTCGTCGTTGTCCGGGTAGTCGTACAGGCGCTGACCGGCCACCAGTGGCCAGGAGAACCAGCGCTCGTTTCGGAACTCGCCGGTCGGGCGGCGGAACAGCGCCACCTGCGCGCTCTGCAGGAACTCGTTGAGCAGCTCTTTCATGCCCGGCGGCGGGTTGTTCGCCTGTGCAGCGAAGCCCAGCCGGATCATCAGCCGCTTGCGCAGCGTTGCCAGCGTGGCATTGCCATCGGTACTGGAGCAGGCGCACTGGATGCCGTCGGTGATGCTCATGGGAGCCCTCTTGTGGAGACGGGCCGGGTTTCCCCAGCCCGTCGGGTTACAGCGTGGTGCTGGCGATCAGCCGCCCAGGGTGCCGGCGCCGGCCTGCGCGGCGTCATACAGCGCCTGCAGTTCGGCCTTGGGCGCGTTGCCCCTGTGTTCGATGCCCAGGCGGGTCAGTTCCTCGCGCAGTTCGGCATGGGTCAGTTCGGGCTGATCGTCGCCTTCATCATCCGGCGCCGGCCGACTCAGGGTGGCTGCGGCGGTCGGGCGCGGCGGCAGTCGGCTTTCGATCACAGCCTCGGACTGCTTGGTGAAGCTGTCCTTGCCAACATCCATGCCCAGCTCGGAGGCGACATCGCGGGCGCCTCGCGGGAACGCCTGGTCCACGACAGGCCGGTACTTGTCGGTGTACTTGGTGTAGAGGCGCTGCAGTTCCTGCGTGGCGTTGTTGGGCAGCTCGAACGCGAAGTAGTCGGGGTCGATCACGTCGACGTTGTCCTCGCCGTGGATCAGCTCCAGGATCGGCAGCTCATGCTTCGGGAACGAGTCGGAGATCGTGACGTACTCGCTGCGCTGGATCGTCGCCTGCACTACCGGGACGATGATGGTGTCCTTGCTCATGTTCCCTCCTCGGGAATGGGTGAGCGGCCCCATGTAGAGGCCGCGTAAGGTCAGCCAGCCGCCATGTAGACGGTGCCGGCAGCGGACAACTTGATCCACTGCGGCAGGTTCTGGACCTCGGTCTGCGCGTTTGCAGCCAGAGTGGCCAGCGTGGTGTACGTGCCGGCCTCGGTGTCCGAGCCCTGCAGCGTTGCGGCGGTGTCGGCGAAGTTGGAGAAGGTGGCGCTGCCGCCGCGCAGGAACGGGCTGTTGCCGGTCTTGAACGCGGTGTTGGTGATCGGGGTGGACTTCATGGGGTGGCTCCTATAGCCGGATGGGGTTCCCATGAGTGCCCGGCCGAAGCCGGGGCACTCGGATCAGGCCATGCCCGATCAGGCGATGGACAACACGGCGTGGACGTTGCGCTTCTTGGCCGTCATGCCGTACTTGTTGGTCTGGGCGTAGTAGGTCACGTAGCGATCCGGCAGCTTTTCCGGCTTGCGCTTCTTCATCCAGTGGCCCTTCAGCGGGCGGAACTTGATGAAATTGCGGTTCAGCAGGTAGCAGCGCTTGGTCCACGGATAGGTGATCGCGCCCAGACGAGAGTCCAGCAGCTCGAAGGTCGGGTCCCAGATCAGCTCGATGCCCTTGTAGAACACACGGGTGATCGACGGATCCATGCCGGTGCCGCCCTGCTGGTTGACGATGATCTGACGGTCAACCTTGGTGGTGGTCTCGGCCTTGTAGGCGTTGAGGAACGCCTGGCCGCAGCGGATGTCGGTCGGCATGGCACCGCCGTAGCGGATGCAGGCGTCCCACATGGCGTCCAGCGCTGCAACGATGCCGCCGCTGGCGATGGCCATGCTGGCGTTGTTGCGCCAGTAGGTGCTGGTGCTGGCATTGATGCCACCAACGATGTCGCCGGTGCCCGGGGTGGTCGAGACGATGTGGTCCAGACCCGGGACGGCCTTGGCCGACTGCGAACCGTTCTGCAGGGTCTCCAGCGCCAGGCCTTCCTGCAGGCCATTCTTCATGGCGGTCCAGCTCGACTGCAGCAAGTTGACCAGCTGCTCCTTTTCGGACGACGAGGGAACACCCACGCCGGAGTCATCGATGGTGATGCCGGCCGCGATCAGGCGGTCTTCATCGAACCAGAAGCCCTCGTGGTTGCTGTAGTACTGGAACTTCGCGAAGCGGTTCGGGTCACGCTCGTTGTAGGTGACCTGGTCGGCGCCGCTGTAGTTCTGGTAGTTGCTGTCGTTCGAGATGAACAGCTTCTCGTTGTAGATGCCGTTACCGAAGTACGACACCTCCTTGTTGCTGACCAGCAGGTCCAGGGTGGTGTGGGCGATGTTGATCTGGTCGATCGGATCGTTGGTCGCGTAGGACTCGAGCGAGTAGTTCGCGCCCTGCGCAATCTGCGCGGTGGTGAACGGCATGAGGGTGTCCTCGAAGGGGAATGGGTTGTCGCTTTCCATCCACGTTCGAGGGGGGCGAGGCCTCCTACTGCCCTACCGGGCGCGACTCCGGCGTACTGCATGCGTGGTGCGGTTGTCAGCCGCAGGGTCAGATTGCCCGTGTTGCGGGATGCGTCAACGGACACAAGAAACCCCGCCGGAGCGGGGTCTTGTATTGGCCGCGGGCGGCTCGGCTCAGCCGTTGTTCGCCTGCTGGATGCCGTACTCCAGCGCGTCCATCGGGCTGGCGAAGGTAGTCGGCACCATCGCCGGGCCGGGACCGCCAGGACGCATCGGACCAGGGCGCGGCTGCGATGGAGCCGCGGGCGCTGCCGGAGCTGCCGCAGCCACCGGTGCCTGGATGCGGGCATACGCCAGAGCGGTGCGCTGAGCCCATTCGCTCGGGTGGTACTGCTCGCGGATCTGACGGACGGCCTCACTCAGCTGCGGGCGCTTGGCCGCATAGCTCGGGTCTTCCTGTGCCATCTCGGCGTCGAAGCGCTTCAGCCAGTCGATGCCGCGCTGTTCGGCCTGCTCTGCCGCCTGCTGGCTCTCGGTGCGCTGGCGCTCGACGCTGCCCGTATAGGCGGCGCGGTCACGCTGGCCGGCGATCTCGACGGCACGGGCGCGCGGCAGGTCGCCAGCCTCGACCTCAGCACGCAGATCCTGGTGGTTGGCGAGCGGGTCGTGGACACCCGGGACTTCCTTGCCGAGCATCTTCGCCAGAACTGCCATCTCAGCAGCCATCGTGGTGTAGGCCTTGTCGGCTGCCACCAGGTCGCCCCGCCCGGCCTTCGCAATCAGGCCAAGGTATTCGAGTGCCATCCCGTATTGCTCGGGGCTGGTCCCCGTCTTGCTGATCTCCTCGAACAGGAAATCTCCCGCCTCGGCTCGCTTGACCACGTCGGGCAACTTGGCCACGTCCTCGATGCCAGCGGCCTTCATCGCCTCGCGCAGCGGCGCCAGCTCCTTGATCTCGGCGGCCATGCCGCGGAACCGTTCGGCGGACTTCTCCTTCAGGCCAAGGGCGGTGATCTCCGCCTCGGTGTCGGCATCTGGCTGCTGCTCACCTTCAGCGGCAGCGGGCGGCTGACCATCGGCCGGCGGTGCACCTTCCTGCGGCTGGGCCGGGGGCTGGCCGTCAGCGGGCGGAGCTGCGGCCGGGTCGTCTGCCGGCGGCGTGGCTGCATCTGCCGGAGGTGTTTCGACCGGCGCAGGCTCAGCGGCAGGCGCCGTTTCAGCATCAGCAGCAGCGATGCCGGCATCCAGCGCCGCCATCACGTCGGCCGGCTGGTCGGTCGGGGTGGTGTCCGGCGCAGTTGCCGGGGTGTCTGCTTCAACGCTCATCAGAAGCTCTCCGGCTTGGCCACGGCGCGGGTCAGCGCCATCAGGCCCTGCTGCAAATGAGTCTTGCCAATGGAGATCCACCGGAACGGCTCAGCATCACCACTGCCATGCTCTGCAGTGACGCGCGCCTGGTTGTCTTCGAGGCGCTTGACCAGCGTGTCCAACTCCACGCCCTTGGCCTTGATGTCGTTCATCAGGTCGATTTCGGCCTGCGTCAGTTCCCGGTAGCCGGTGATCTTGCGGTGCTGGTTTTCCATGTGCTGCTCCTATCAGGCTGCTGCGAGGGGATCGGCGGCCGGAGAGCCACCGGGAGGTGCGGGCGGAACGGGCGGCTGCTGGCCGGCGTTACCACCCTGCGGAGGCGGCGCGCTGCCGGGCACGCCCTGTGCAGGCAGCGCCGGCTGCGTGCCGTCGTTCTGGGGAATGAGCTGGTCGATGTCGAAGCGCTCGCCGCTGCGTTCGGCGGTCAGGCGCATCAGTTGCTCCAGCGAATCGGCGATGGACTCTGGTGACGAGCCGCGAAGCTGGCCGATCTGGGTCACACCCTGCTGCAGCAGCGGCAGGAGGGTGGCCCACGACTGCCGCTCCAGCGCGGTGTTCGGCTTGCCCGACGAGCCTGCGCGGATCTCGATGCGCATGAACTCGGCCAGGTCATCCGGACCTTGATACGGCGGCCAGAAGGCGGTCGGCCCGGCGATGAATCGCACGTCCTCGTCGCTCAGGTACACACGAGCGATCTGGCAGGTGTACTCGGCCAGCTCGCTCAGGCGCATTTCCATGCTGTCGCGCCGGCTGCTGCTGCGTGCCTGGAAGCCCTGCTGCTGGATGTCGGCCTCGGTGGCGGTCTTGGCCGTGTTGATCGACCCGGACAGCGCCTCCTGCACGCCCCAGATGCGCTCCAGCACCGCCTCGATCTTGCTGCGGTCGTAGGCGGCCATGTCCATCTGCGGATAGGCAATTGGGACCAGCAGCGCGCGCAGGTCAGCCTGCGGAGAGGTGGCCTTGATCGGGACGAGCTCGCCGGTCTTCGCCTTGGTGATCTTCGTCGCCTCCTCCTCTTCCATGGCACCCGCATGGAACGCCATCTTCGGGATGATGCGGCGGCGATGCTCGGTCTCGGCCGACAGGCTGCGGTTGTACTCGTCCGTCAGCTTGATAGAGCGGCTGACCAGGCTCTGCGGGTGGCGCTGGCCATCCACTTCGGAGGTGGGGAACACGAAATAGGGGTAGAACCTGGTCGTGGCCGGCGGGTTGAAGCCCGGCTTCACCCAGTACGGGACGCCGGTGATCATGGTCAGGACGGTGTTGCTCTCGGCGTCCCAGATCTCGACCAGACGCACGTAGCAGCCGGCAGTGGTGTCGCCGTTGGTGGTGAACTCGTCGGCGTCCTCCGCCGTGGCGCTGCCGGCCGTGACGTTGACGCTCTCGTTCTTGCCCATGCACGGCTTGCGCGGTGCGTACCGGGCGGCCTTGCACATGATGCTGGCGGCGTCGCCCTTGGGGTCGTACTGCGCCAGATACGGGCCGAACTCGGCCAGCGCATCGTCGTAGCGCATGTAGGAGATTTCGGCGTTCCACGGCGCGTCTACGTGGTTGGAGATCGTGAAGCCCGGGGCCACCTGGAAGTTCTCGCCGGCCACGTTGTCGATCACGTAGCCTCGGGCAACGACCCGTTCGGCGCCGCTCCGGATGGTGGCCAGCTGGCGCTCCAGCTCGGCGACAGTCGCCTCCTGGTCATTGCCGACCATGCCCTTGATCGCGTCCCAGGCACGCGCACCGTAGCCTGCGGTACCGTCGGTCAGCTCCTGCCGCAGTGCCTTGGCCCGGGCAATGTTCTGCTGCAGGTCATTGATGGCCGTCTGCGTCTCGGGCGAGATCTCCGTCCGCTCCTGCCACGACGCCTTGATCACGCCAATGCCGATGGTCAGCGACGAACGCACCCACGGCCGGCCGCGGCGCTTCAGCTGCGCGTCCTTCCACATCTGGGTGCCCACGGCCTCCAGCGTCTCGGCAAACTGCTTCATCTCCCGCGAGCGCTTGGCGTACTGCTTACGCAGCTTCAGCACCTGGTCCGCAACGAGCTTGTCGGCAGGGTTGGTGGCCAAGTAGCTCTCCTGCGCCTGCTGCCCCTGCTGGAATGCCTGCTCCGGCGGAACGCCCATGGCGGTCTGTTCCACCGCAATCTGCCGGCCAACCTCCATGGCGTCCTGCTCTGCTTGCTGCTGCAGGTCGGCCATCAGCTGCTCGTCCGACTCCACGATGTCCCGCAGCTGTTCAGGCGTCGGCATGCGGTGCGCCGGGCCCGGCGACACGTCGAAGTCTGGATTGCGCGCGTAAAGGAACGCCTCCAGGTTGTCGATGTTGGTCCCGATGATGTTGGCGTCGACCAGGAAGCCAGAGTCGCCGCGAGCCTGGCGCCGGTCCTTCGCGTACTGCAGCCGCGCCTCCTCGTCGTACTTCCGGGCCTCCTCGAACCGGGCCGACCAGCGCCTTACGTCCGCCTGGATCTGGCTCAGCTGCTTGGCGCGCGCCGGATCGGGATCAGCGGCGGCCGCGATCCCGGTTTCGAGTGCTGCGATGGGTTGGTCTGCCATGGTCGGGCCGGTGTTCGAACTGGCCCCAAGGTGCCCGAGCTGCTGGAGGCATCAACGGTAGTAGCGGGCCTGCTCTTCTTCGTCGCCGCGGTCGGCCCGCTCCCTTGCCGCATACCAGGAATCGGTGAACGGCTTGGGCGGCTTGCGCTTGGCCACTGCCGGTTTGGAGGCTGGCACCATGTCGGCGATGCCGCGGCCCAACAACCCGCATACATCCACGCCATCATCGAAGCGTGCGCGCGGGAAGTTGACCAGCAGGTCTACCAGCCGCTTCACCAGCGCATTGCCACGCGGGAAGCGTACTCTGCCTTCTTTCACCAGCGCCCGGAACGCCTGGACCTTGGCCACCTTGTCGCCGATGTGGGGCAGGTACTCGTAGTTGGCGAACATGTTGTCCTCCTTCTGCAGGAGGCGCCGCACTGGCTTGACCGCGTTCTCTTGGCCGCCGACCTCGCCGAACCACCACAGCGGCTTGTGCTGCTTGATCAGCGACAGCTGGGCCGCGACGCTCTTGTCCAGCTCGACCTGCTGCGCCCACCAGTCCACGATCCACAGCACGCTGAGGCCGTCGGGTCGGGAACTGCCATCGTCCAGGCCGACCACGCCATGCTCGGTGTAGTCCGGCTCGGACTTCTTCTCCAGGTCCCGTTCGGTGACCGCAAAGTCGCTGGCGCCGTACGTCTTCAACCGCGCCGGCAGTTCCCCCGGGTCATACCAGAGGTCATCGAAGTCGCTCATGTTGAACTGGTTGCCAGACTCGGCCTTGGGCCGCCCCTGATACAGGCTGGCCCAGGTGCGGGCCTTGGCCTTGTACTGCGCCCAGTGTTCGGGCGAGAACCACTCCGGCCACAGGTATTCGCCGATCTTGCGGCCCAGCGGGTCGTCGGCGCGGTCTGCCTGCGCAGGGATGCACAGCACCTCCCACACCTGGCCGTCTCGGCACTGGATCGGGCCGGACTCCCCGTCCCAGTCCTCGGGAAGGATCGAGCCGGCCAGGTCTTCGGGGTGCCACCGGGTCTGGATCAGGATGATGGAAGCGCCTGGCTTCAGGCGGGTCAGAAGGTCGTCGTCATAGGCCGCGCGGGTACTGGCCTGGATGGTCGGGCTGTCAGCCTCGGCACGGCCGGCCACCGGGTCATCGATGATGAGCGCATCGGCACGGGCTGAGGTCACACCGCCCAAGATACCGGCGGCCAGCAGGCCCGAGTCGTTGGTCAGCTCCCACTCGTCCACCGCTGCGCTGCCATCGCGCAGCATGGTTGGCCGCTCCCAGATCGAAGCGTACTCAGGGCTGGCGCAGATGGCGCGGCAGCGCTTGGACGATCGGTAGGCCGGCTTGGCCGCGTAGCTGGTGCTGATGACCTTGAAGCCAGGCCATTTGCCCATGGCCCACGGCGGCGCGACGACGCCGGCATAGGTGGACTTGGCCGAGCCAGGCGGCATGAACACCATGAGCCGGCCCATGGGCTTGCGCAGGCACTCCTCTACCTTGTCCAGCAGCAGCTCGTGGTGCTGGGCCAGCGGCAGGCGCTCGGCATCGCCGCACACCCAGCTGCTGGGGTCATCGTCCACCGGTGCCCCAGGAATCGGGATCGACAGCGCGAATGCCTTCAGCGACTCACGGGACCGGCGACGCCGCAGCAACTCAGCCGCAGCGGAAGCTGGGCTCACCTTGGCGCGGCCATCAGCCACCGGGGGCGCCCTTGCCAGACGCAATCGCCAGCAGCTCGGCCTCGGTCATCTCGGTAGCCTTGCGCAGGTCCACGCCGCCCGAATGTTCGATCTCACGCCGATTGGTGTATGCCCCGCCGGTCTCCTTCGCTGCCTGCTCCAGCAGCTGGGCCGCCAGGGCCATGTTCTTCATGCTCTCGGCCTTGGTGGCCATGCGGTCCAAGGCTCGCAACCGGAATGCCCGGTTGGCGATCGGGATGTTGACCGTCTCCTCCTTGAACCGCGCCCGAGACTCGTGGAACAGGGCCACCCACTTGGCGCCAAGATCACGCCCGGCGAACTTCGTGGGGTCGTGGGTCTCGGCCTGCTGGCGGCTGATCTCCACGCCGTACTGGGCCTTGACCGCCTCGACTACCTGAGAAGGCGTGTCGAAGCAGGCCAGAGACTGGACGATGAAGGCTTTGATGTCGGAACTCAGCGCTGCCATTGCGGCTCACCTGTCATAAGGGGTCGCAGATCAGGAGGCGCGCTGAAGGCACGTCCCACAGGCGTGAGCTACGTCAGCCACAGCCACTTCCGGGGCGCTGCTGGCAGCCTTCACCATCTGCTGTACTTGGGCGCTCGGGCCATATCGGCGGACGACGCCCACGAACTCCTCAACGTCGTGGCCGCGCATCTCCAGCGCTGGCAGGCCGTCCTTGCCGAACTTGGGCGCCCCGAACGAATCCTTGGCCTGGGCGATGTGGTACAGCTCATGCTCAATCAGGGCGCAGAACTCGGCATCACTGCACTGGCTGCAGTAGTCGGCTGCCAAGGTGATGACGAACGACGGCACCCGGCCGAACCAGTCCACCATCTGCCGCTCCATGCGGCCGCGCTTCCAGCCTCCGGCCATGAACATGACCTGCTCGGCCTGGCCGATGACCGCCCGCCCCTGCTTGGTGAACGTGGTCTCCGCCCACAGCACCCCGATGTCAGCGTCCTGCAGGTGGTAGTGGTCCGGGTTGGTCAGCGCGCCATCCTCGGACAGGATCTGCTCGCATACCCACGCCCATACGGCCTCGGACGGGACGAACCGTGCCCACGGGCGTTCGAAGTCCACCGACAGCATCTCCGCTGGTGGCATCGGCCTCATGGCGTGCCGGCCTTGGGCTGCTTACCGGCCAAGGGGCATCTCCCGCCAGCCATCCCAATAGCGAATGCCGCCCCCAACCCAGTCGTAGTACTTCTGACCGTTCTGCGCAGGCAGGCTGTCGTAATCGACCCCGAGCTCAGCCACTACACGCTTCAAGAATCCCGCGTGGAGAAAGACGCTGAGCAGCTCATTCATGGCGCTCCCCTCGTCCGACCATGGTGCCAACCCACACAGCCAGGCCGAGCACCACCATGCCGCAAGCCATACCTGCGGCGAACACCAGACTGACCCACGGACCGCAGCTATTCACCGGCCACCTCCGCCCGCAGCCGCACCTGCCCCTGCCGGGTGATGCCGAAGCGCTCGCCCTGCTCCTGCGCGTAGCCGTGGCTCACCAGCGAGTCGAGCAGCGAGTCGCCGCCGCGGTGGTGGTCGCGCCACTCCTGCCGGCTCAGGCTGAATTCGCTGGCCAGGTGCTGCAGGCCCTGCGTGATCGGGTCCAGGCTCACGGCAGGGCCTCCTCGGTCCCACGGGCGATAAGTGACACGGCTCCGGGCTGCACCCCTTCCCCGCCGCCGCAACGCGGCAACCCGCTCCCTCGGCGCTGGCTGTTACCCACCTGCCAGCTGGGGCTACCGATACATCCCTCGGTAGACGGGCGCATGTACGCGGTCACGCGGCACGCCCAGACAGGTCGAACAGGTCGAGCTGCACGGGCATGGGCCGCCTCCGTGGCGCCGGCGTGGCGATGCCCAGATGCTCCAGCATGTCCTCCAGCACGTTTGCGAAGGCCTCGGCGGTCACACGGGGGAAGCTGTACTTGCCCACCAACCACGGCCAGTACGGAGACTTCTCGCCCTTGCGGGCCATCTCCACGGCCACCGGCTTGTCCTCGGCCAGGACGAACGCCTGCGAGGTCTCCGGGTTGATCAGTAGGTAGCTGGCTACCGTGCATCCGCGTTGGTTCTCTGCGATTCGTGGAAGGATGGCGTTCAGGGCATCTGCCGGGTTGGTTGGGTCGACCACGCAGACCACGCGCGGCTTCCAGACCTGCCGGAACGGAACACCCTCAGTTGTACCGGTGCGGCGCGGAGCTTCAACGGATGCGGCCATGTTTCGACCTCCGGTGCGGGGTTGGGATACCTGGCTCATGGGCGTGCCTTCCTGCGGTTGATCTCGCGGCGCATCAGCTGCGCTTCGGTTTTGAGCGCGCGGGCCTCGTGCAGCACCTCGCGCACGTCGTAGCCCTTCCGGTGCAGGCTGAAGATCTCGTCGGCCAAGGCATGGTCTAGCCGAGCGACGATCTCCAGCTCTGGCGTCGTGTACTGGCTGAAGGTCGGGATGCTCAAAACTCCTCCCTGAGCCAGCCACCGCCGCGGTTCTTCGCGACGGCCTTGAATGCGATGAACCGGAACGGGTACTGGCCTGCCGCCACCTTGATCTTCACGCGAGCGTCGTCGGTCCAGAACCCTTTGACTTCGTGCATCTCCATGACGCCGTCGCCGCTCATGACCGCGAAGTCAGGGGTGTAGAACGTGTTGTCGGCCAGACGCAGCTTCACGCCCTCAAACCGGTACCACTCCACGTCGCCGGTCGCCCGCAGGCGCTCCAGGTGCTGGGCATAGGCCTGCTCGGTCTTGTTCATCTGGCCGGCCGGCATGCGGCCACGGGCGAAGCGGGTCATGCCGCGCTCCTCTGCCCCAGCCGCTGCAGGGTCACGTTGAGGGCGGCGAGCTCGTCCATCTTCATGATGGTCCACATGCGCTTCTGCCCGTGGATCCCGTTGAAGCTCCCCTGATGGCAGTCTTTGCACAGGGCCACGGTGGTGAAGTGCTGGCCTTGGTTGATGTGGTGAGCGTCTGACGGCGCCGGCGCATCGCACACGCTGCAGGGCAGCTCCTTGACCGCCTGCAGGTGCGCGCGCTCGGCTGCGGTGAATGCCTTGGCGTTCTTGGTCCTCATCGGCGGCGCTCCAGGTGCTGCAACCGAGCCCTGGCGCGGTCTAGAGAGACGGTCACCCCCAGCCTGATGCGGGCAACGTCTCTCGAGCGGCCGAGGAAGCAAAGCTGGGCCAGAACGCGGTCCAGTGAGCTGCCCATCACTTCACCTCCAGGCTAGAAGAATCGCTGTCTTCAACGACCTCGAACACGTAGATGCCGTTCCAGATGCGAGCCAGATCGCAAGCCCATAGCGTTGCCGTCCAACGCCACCAGTGGCGCGTGACCAATCGCCGGTCACCATCCAGAATGAAGATCGAGTAGACGGAGTAGCGGCGCCTCACGGCTTCACCTCCGGGCGAGCGGCGATCACCGCCAACTCAATCAGCTCGGCAGCCTTGATGTAGGCTGGTCGCGCCATCGGTGTAGCCGCACTGGCCAACTTCCGAAGCCGCGTCGCAGCCACCAGAACGCTGCGCTCAGGAACGTAGCCCCCGGGCGGCGCGAGGCGCTTTCCCAGCTCTTGCGCATACGGCAGCGACAGGAATCGTTTAGCGGCGTCGACCATGGCGCCCTTAGCCTGACGCTCGACGTACTCGGCAAGCTCAACCGCCTGAGCAAGCGCAACATCCTTATCTGATTCACTCAACTGCTCACCCTCGGGCGGCGTGAGGGCGGTGCGCTGACAACGCCCGTGGAGAACGGCCAATTCCGCAGCGGCATGATCCAGAGCGCCGCGCATCCAACTTCCTTCGGGGAAGTGCTGCATGGCTTCGTGGATTACGGCCACGTTCGGGTTTGGCTCCCGCGCCCGCTTCTCGATCGCGTCCATCACGCAACCCTCCTGCTTGGCGGCGCGAACTGCGCCAGTCGTTCCACAGCGCTGTCCGACCAGCGCACCCGGTCCGAGAACTCGGCGTGGATGAAGGTGAGGAAGTCGCCCATCTTCCGGCGGCTGTACTTGCTGGTCCGGGCGCCGAGCATCACCACGCCACCGCGCAGGCCGGGGGCCCACTCGGTCTCCTCCTCGAACGCGGCGGTCAGCACGTCCTTCCAGTCGTAGGGCGTGGCCTGCCTGGTGCTGCCGTCGCGGCGCGTGATCACCAGCGGTACCTGCTTGGCGATGTCGCTCAGCGCCGGCCACATCGCTGCGTTCTGGTCCAGCGTCCGCTTCGGCTCGTCCAAGGTGATCTGCACCGGGCCGCCTTTGATCCAGTCGTTGATGGCGCGCACGACGGTAGAGACCACCTGCGGCCAGTTGCTGTTGTTCGGCGGGTCGATGAGGAAGGTGCGCCTCATGCTCGGCCCTCCTTCTTTCCGATGTAGCCGAACCCATCACAGCGGTCGCAGCGCTCTCCCCATTCGCTGCCGTCAGGGTTGTGCCAACGGTCGCCACCATGTCCGTGACATTTGGGGCATTCAACGACCTCCGGGAACATTTCGCTGAATTTCTCTTGCGAAATCTCACCCAAGGCCGCGAAGTGCTCTTTCTCGCTCATGACCTTTCCTCCGGCGGAGCGGGGGTAGGCTGCCACAGAGACTTCAAATGCTCCCATCGGGGCATCAGCCACTCGCGGATGGCATCCTCATCGGCTCGACAAACCGATACTTCTACGTATCGATAAAGGCCTTTTCGCTGCCCCATGTAGAACAGTTCCAGCGACCCGTTGCGGTAGTACACGTCGCCATTGAAGTCCGGCAAGTCGTTGTCCTGGCCTTCTCGCCAATCCCAACGAAACAGAAGGCTGTAGTCCATATCTGAGTCGCCCTCAGACTCCATGAACTCATGCCATGACTTGTACTCAGCGCCGCATTCGCTGCTGTGGTAGTTGCCTAAGTTGCAGTAGTAGTGGTGATCGGATTCCCACAAATGGCCGTTCATGCCTTCCTCCTGATCTGCTCGTCTCGTTCGTCGTAGCCGGCCAGCCAAGCCCGGCGCAGCGCCAGCCCGTCCTCGCCCATGGCGTAGAGCGGTACCGAGTTGCGGTCCTTGTGTGCGTCGCGCATCCACCGGCCGGTCTGGCGGGCGCGCTCCAGTTCGTACTGAGGGATCACGCAGCCTCCCTTTCGGAGAGGTGCATCTGTCCTGGTCGGCGGTCTTCCTGAGCAGCGGCATGCAGCAACCGGCTGCGTGCGATAAGCACGACGGCGGCTGGCTCAGGGATCTGCATCGCCGCGGCGATCTCCTGGGCGTTGCAGCCCTCGCAGTACAGACGGAACACGTCTGCGTCGGATAGGTTCATACGGCTCATGCGCGCACCACCTGGGCATTGGCCAGAGCCTGCTCGCGGCTGCACTGGTCGCAGATGCCGGGACCGCCACAGCGGGCACGCCGGCCGTCAGCGCGGGGATGCACATGCCCGTGGCCGCTGTCGGCCTTCTTCCGTGGCGGCGCGGCCAGCATCTTGCCGATCTGCTCGAATCGCTTTTTCATCGCAGGCGAGTCGGGGTCGGCAGGAATTGGCTGCTTGGTCAGAGCCAGCTGTTCGCGAGGCGGCAGCGCTTCAAGGAAGTCGGCCGGGGCTGGCCACTGGCGGCGGGTCTGGCTCAGCTTGACGAAGGCGCGGCGGAAGCGCGGGGCGTCCGGCTCCTGCTCCCAGACGCGGTCGTTGGTCAGCGCCTCAGCCCACATGGCGGCCGTCCCTGCGATCAGGTCCGATGCCGGGGTCCGGTCCAGGCCCAAGCAGAGCAGCTTGCTCAGCCCGTCCAGAATCTCGTCGTGGATCCAGGTTTGCATGTGATTTCATCCCTTGCAGGGTTTGAATTGCGGTCAGGGTTTTGCTGGGCTGCATCGGCTGATTGCTCGCGGGCCCTGCTCTCGCCGGCTCACGCGGAACGTCCTGCCAGCGGGCTTGGTTGAGGTAGGTCGACCCCATCGGCACGTAGCCACGGACCCATCCGTCGTCCTCCGCCTGCATAAGGCGGACGTGGGCGATCAGTTCGTCGCAGCGGTCGTCCAGCTTCCGGCGGCGCCAGGTCTTCTCGGCCTCTTGCTTGCCCTTCTTGTTCGGGTAGGCGACCCAGAACTCCTCGAACCGGCTGGGTGCGGCCGGAGGCTGCACACGCTTTTGCTTCTGCTTCTCTGCTTGGTTACTGGTGTCTGGTGTCTGGAGAGCATTGCCTTCGCTATGCGGTCGCACTGCGTTCGCATTGCGCTCGCTATCCGATGGCATTGCATCCCTGCTCCAGCGGGCTGCAGCACTGGCTCGGGCCTTGTCCTGCTTGGCCTGATAGCGCTCGATTTCCTCGTCCGCACGCTTGTTATGCCAACCGTCGTCGGTCAAGGTGAAGAACTCACCGAGAATCGCCTGCACGGCTTCCACTTCCTCCGGGGAACGGGCGCCAGCGAGTCGGGCAACCTGCTTCACGTCCGCCGGCAGCGCCTCCTCCTGGAGGTAGTACCTGCGCAGCAAGCGGCTGTAGATGGCGTCCTCCACCAGCGTCAGGTGGGCGGTCGCCGCCGCGTAGTCCCCGATGTGGTGTTCGAAGTAGTTCACGGTCAGTCCTCTTTCTCGAAGAGGGCGTTCATGCTTGCCATGGCGGCCGCTACCCTCGCCTCCCTTCGGGACACGCCATGAACGAACTGGTGGATGTGGTCAGAGGTCTGCTCAGCGCAGGAGAAAGGGTCGTTCCAGACATCGCTGCCGGTGAACCGGATGACCACGTAGCCGCGCTCCGTCATCCACCTATCGCGTGATCTGTCCTTCGATGCCTGCTCTTTGGTGCGGTCATGGAAGTCATGCCCGTCAATCTCCACCACGAGCCGTTTGACAGACCCGTCCTGTGCTTTGCAGCTGAATAGGAAATCGACCCGGTAGGGACCGACATGCGCCTGCTCCTCCAGGATCACGGTCGGCGCCCTCGGCACATTCAACCTCTCGCGCAGCAAGTGGAAGGTCGCTGCATACAGCGCTTCCATCGGGCTTTGGGACTTCTCTGAGGGGGTTCTGGCAATGAGCCAGTCGCGCCATCCGTCCTTCTTCATGGCCAGCGGACCCCCAGCTTGTTGAGGGTGTTGGTCAGGCCGGCCAGCTGCTGTTGCAGCTCTGCCAGCGCCTCGGCCGTGGCCGCCTCCGGAGAGATCAGGTAGCGCTCGATCAGGTAATGAACTGGCGACACATCGCGCGTCTCGGCGATGTAGCGCTCCAGGTCATCGATCGACAGGCCGCGCGGCTTGCCCCCGCTGTCGCACCCGGCCAGCTTTTCGCTGAGCTTGGAGGGAGCCATGTCGAGGCGGCCGGCGATTGTCGTAACGCCGGCGCCGCTGTAGACCTGGGAGGCGATATGCTCCCGCAGCGTCTTGCTGCGGGTCAGGCCGTCTTCGAAGGTGATTTGCAGGCTTTTCATGCACTTATCCGGTTGGTGGGAATGCAGGGGTTAACGTGTTCCCCTGCGTTCCCCTGGCTGGTCCTGAAAATGGCCGCTCCCCAATCGAGAGCAGCCATTCGTGAATTCAGAGGTGACGCGGTCGAGCGGTGTCGTTGAACTGGTGCCAGTTGCCGGCCGGCTGTTCGTGCTGAGGCGCTACGGGGATCGGGTGCGAATCACCCAGGTGGAGCGAAAGAACCCGCCCGCTCCCGGCAGCGGCACCGTGGTGCCCTTCCCTGCCCGGGGTCGGTGAGGTGGTCATGTCAGGCGGCATCAGGTCGTTCGGTGCGTCGCCGACGGAACAGCTCGGGACGACGAGCCTTGAGCTCCCACTGACGGGACTCGGGGATGGCTTCGTCCTCCGGCCAGTGGAAAACAGCGCCGCGGCTGACTGCGAAGAAACGGGCAAGCTCGGCGTCGGATTCCAGGCCGAGGAGCTTCTTAACGGAGGCTTTGGTCATGTCCATGTCAGTGAGTCTAGCTCTCTAGACTATGAAGTCAAGCGCTCTAGACCCCATTCAGTCTACTTTTCTAGCCATATGGACACGATGGCTGAACGCGTTAAGCGAGCAATGGCTTTGCGCGGGATGACGGCTCCGGATTTGATCGCCCGAAAGGTGCTCAGCAAGGCCGGCATCTACTTCATTCTTGATGGGACCACCAAGGCGGAGAAGATCCGAGCGGCGACGGTGGCCAAGCTATCGGCTGCGCTGCAGGTCAATGCTGAGTGGCTGCAGTACGGACGGGGCCCAATGGAGGGCAACGTGCAGACGCCGGCAACAGAAGGCGAATGGGAGGACGTTCGCGGCTACGCCCAAGCCATGGGCCTCGGCGGCGGCCCGGAGGCCGCTGAGTACGCCGAGACGCACAAGCTCAAGTTCAAGGCATCATCGCTGGCGCGCAAGCGCCTCCGCGCTCCTGCCCTCGCGGTCATGTACGGCAAGGGCGACTCAATGGAGCCGCGCGTTCTGTCTGGCGATGCGATCCTGTTCGATACGTCGGACACAAGGCCCCGCGACGGCGCGTTGTTCGTGATCCTTGTTCCTGGCGCGCATAACCCGGAGTACCAGGTGAAGCGCTGCGAGCTTCTGGACGACCTTGTCTACTTCAAGGCGGACAATCCCCACGGCGACCACAACTGGAAGAAGGCTCGCCGCATGGATGACAAGAAGAACCCGATTCAGATCATCGGCAGGGTCCGCTGGATAGGGAGCTGGGAGGACTGATGACCGGCGTTTCCAAGGATTGGATTGAGCGGCGCGCAAAAAGTCTGCCGGAAGATGATGGCTGGGCCCTTTCATGCTGGGCTGCCGACTACTTCAATGGGCTGCAGCCAGCCGATGGCGCGTCTACATGGTGGCACGTCCCGCTCGCACAAATGCGGGTTACAGATGCATTCGTTGCCGGTAACACCATCAAGCCACTGGCCGCCCAGTACATAGGGTTCAATCCATCGCTGCAGGACACGAATACCGATTGGCTGGTGGCCAATACGCTCTGCTTCGCCGAGGTCAACGCAACGCTAGTCCACTTTCGGATGATGAACGGCGGGAAGCAGTCCACTCCGCTGTCCCTCAAGGTCATCATTGCCGCCGCTTCCATCGTGGGCTGGATCGTGTGGCTGGCAATTGTCCTGGGGTCGCTGCTTATCAGCGGATGGCTAACTCTGGCCCTTGCTCTTTTCACTCTATGGGGCATCGTTGGCAAGGCCCAGCAGTCGATGAAAAAGCGGCGCCTGATGGCCGAAATGATGCGCACATATGAATCGCTTTGCTCATCTACCTTCAGCTGGTCAATCTTCTGGGACCACTTGGCTGAATCTCGCAAGCTGGGCGCCGTGTGGCCTCCGGAGCTATACAAGCTCACCGAGCTTAGGATGCGTCACTAGCTGAACGGAAATAAAGCCGTTCAGAATTTTATTTGTCTAGAGCGTCTAGTTCTCTTGACTGGAAAGTCTAGATCGCTAGACTCCTATCCAACGCCGCGACACGCCCACTCCCGGGAGCGGCTTGGAGACAAAGATGGGTCTGCACACTGCAACCGACATTGCCCGGAACGCTCAGCGGAGCTTTGATGGCCTGCTGCCGGCGGATACCGAAGAGGCATTCCAGGATGCCTGCAACTCCCTAGCACGCACCTACGACCGTGAGGGCAGCACCGCCGAGCTGATCTCGGCGCTGGTGACCTCCGAGCGCGCACTGGACTACCTGGTTTCCGAGGTCGAGGTTCCGGCGCACCTGCTGCACGACCTGCGGGAGCTGCTGGACCGTCAGGCCCGGATCGTCCGGCAGGTCGAGCGCGAGATGCGTGCTGGCGGTGCCGCATGACCGCCGCCGACCGAGCCCTGCACTTCCAGGCGCTGAGGCTGGCTTCGGGCTACCTGCTGGCCTTCTGCATGGGCGTCGCGTTCGCTGTCGTGGTGCAGGCGGTGCTGTCGTGAGCCGGGAACTCGGTTTAGTGGCCGGGATCGATGCGGCAGCGCGAAGCCTGTGGGTAGAGGGCCAGCCGGTGAACCCGCACGCGGCCAATCTTCTCTCAGCCAAGGCGCTGGCCGTCGAAGTTCTCGCAGCTGCCCACGCCTCGCTCGCAGCCCGCGACCTGGCCGACCAGATGGCCGCCGACGACCGCCTGCGCGCCGCCCTGGCCGCGTGCGAGCCGGAGACGCCCCATGAACCCGTTTGACCAACTGGACGCGGCCTTCGCTGACCAGTTTTCAGACCGCAATGGCCTGACGCCTAAGCAGGAGTGGTGGGCTGGCTATAGGGCAGGTAAAGGCTGTCCGCCTAATACGCCTCGCACAGAGGCCATCAGTTGGCCGAACCCGCCGGATTCGACCCAGAAGCAGCAAGGAGAGCCCGATGTTCAGGTATGAAAAGGAAAACCCGTACGACGAAATGCGTAAGCAGCTGGGCCTGGTGATGGATCTGCCGCCTGAGCCGCCGCGATTCCGGATTTCCTCTCTGTTTCCGAAGGCTGAAGACACGCCATCGGCAGCCGACCAGTTCGGCCTGCCGCCCATCACCCCGCCGATGTCGCTGGCGGAAGCCCGAGAACAACGCAACCGCGAGGCCGTGGACGGCCTGTGCGTGGAGGAAAACGACGATGAGTAAGCACACGCAGGGGCCGTGGAAGTGGAAGTCCGATCTGGATATGGGCGGCTTCCATATCTATATGGACACGGCCATCAGCAATCGCAGCGGCTATCAGTGCCATCACCACCTTGAGTTGGATTTCACGCTCTATCCCGAAGACGGCGACCAGTGGGAAGAAGCCAAGGCCAACGCCCGCCTGATCGCCGCGGCGCCGGAGCTGCTCGATGCACTAATCGAAGCGGTGGAGTGCGGCATGGTTCCGATCAGTAGCGCCAAAGACGGCGGCGCTTCGACCCATTCGCGACAGGTTCGTTGCGCCGACATGATCCGCGCCGCCATCGCGAAGGCCACGGGCGGTGCGCAATGAGTCCCCGCCTCCGCATCGCCTGGGCCGCCGTCGCGCTGTTCGCCGCAGTCGTCGTGCCGCTGCGCATCGCCGAGATCCACCAGGCCCACACCGACCGTGACGCTGCCAAAGCCCGCTGGGCTGCGACCAGCAGCGTGCGCGGATGACCCTCCCTCGCAGAAACGAGAACAGGAATTCGCCATGTGCAACTACCAAGGATACGAGTTCGGCGCAGGCCGTTACCCCGATTCGTACTGCGTTGATGGCTATCTGCACGACGCCGACAGCGACTACCTCAACGATGAGCTTCGCTGCTGCCCAATCTGTGACAGAGCTGGAGCCATCCAGTGGTGGTTCGACTACTGGAAAGACAGCTGCGAAGAAGGCGACGACCGAGACTTCGAAGTGATCAACGAAGAGCACATGCGGCGCGCGACTTTGCTGGTTGACGACATTCGGTTCAACCGTGGGATCAGCGATCCCAATGCAACCGAAATTCCGGTCGGCAGATGCCCCGCTGGGATTCCGACGCCAGCGACCTAACAACCCCGCCCTCACGGGCCTCGCGCCGGCCGGGATTCCACGACGCCGGCATCTATTCCACCTACCAGCAGAGCAGCCATGAACCAGATCGTCACCATCGAGGATTCGGTCTACGGCACCAAGGATTCCTTTGCCTCGGTGCTGTCTGATCGGTCCATCAACTTCGACCGCGAGGCCGAGTTCGCCCTGCAGACGCTGTACGGCAACGACTACGCGATGAAGATCGCGATGCAGAACCGTTCGTCGGTCATCGCTGCCGTGGTCAACATCGCGGCCATCGGCATCAGCCTGAACCCTGCGAAGAAGCAGGCCTACCTGGTCCCGCGCGACGGGAAAATCTGTCTCGACATCAGCTACATGGGCCTGATGGATCTGGCGATCGACTCCGGGTCGATCCGCTGGGGCCAGGCCGAGCTGGTCTACGAAAACGACACCTTCGGCCTCAACGGAATTGACCAGCAGCCGACCCACATCCGCAATCCGTTTGCGAAGGACCGTGGCGAGGTAGTCGGCGTCTACGTGGTGGTGAAGACCGCCGACGGCGACTACCTGACCGACGCAATGTCGGTGGAGGAGATCAACGCCATTCGTGACCGCTCGTCGGCGTGGAAGGCATGGCTCTCGAAGCAGAAGTCCTGCCCGTGGCTGACCGATTGGGGCGAGATGGCGAAGAAGACGGTCGTGAAGCGCGCCTACAAGTATTGGCCGAAGACCGAGCGCCTGGACACCGCGATCCACCACCTGAACACCGATGGCGGCGAAGGCTTGGCAGTTCTGTCCGGCCAGCAGGTCCAGCAGCAGTCGCTGCCCGCGCCTCTGTCGGAGGATCAGGAGGCCGAGCGCACCGCGCTGTATGCCAGCCTGCAGGACATTGGCATGGCCGGCCTGGACGCTCTGGGTGAGGCGTGGTCGAAGCTCACCCCGCAGCAGCGCAAGCTGATCGGCGGCTCGGGGCTGGAGTCGCTGAAGGCTGAGGCCGAGCGCGCCACAGCGGAGGTGGTCGGATGAGGCTGATCCACTGCGACCAGGGCAGCGATGCATGGCACAACGCCAGGGCCGGGGTCATCACCGCCAGCATGTTCGCCACTGCGCGCTCGCGCGTGGGCGAGCTGAGCGACCAGCAGCAGCTGTATGTGGACTCGGTGCTGGCGGGTATGGCGTCGAAGGCGGCGGCGGAGCATGCCGGCTACAAGGCTGTGCCGCGCTCGGCCATCATCGAGAAAGCTATCGCCGGCGAGCCCATCGGCGATTTCAGCGAGGCGTCCAAGAACTACGCGTTCCGGCTGGCCATCGAGCGCATCAGCGGCGAGCCGCTGGACGAAGGCTTCGAGACGTTCGCCATGCGCCGGGGCCATGAGCTGGAGCCGCAGGCCCGCGCCGAGCATGAGGTCCAGTCCGGGCTGCTGGTGAAGCGTGCGGGGTTCGTGCTGAGCGAGTGCGGCGACTACGGCTGTTCGGCCGACGGCTTCATCGGCGAGGACGGCGGCAGCGAATACAAGTGCTTCATCAACCCCGAGAAGCTGCGCGCGTTCCACATCGACAACGATGCGAGCGAGGTGTTCGAGCAGGCCCAGGGCTGCATGTGGCTGACCGACCGGCAGTGGTGGCATATCGGCCTGTTCTGCCCGGCGCTGGCCGCCGTGGGCAAGCAGCTGTGGTGGCGCCGCTTCGACCGCGACGAGGCGTTCATCGCCAAGCTGCGGGCGGACCTGGAACCGTTCCGGCAGATGGTGGTCGGCTTCGAGCAGAGCCTGCGTGCGGACGACCACCAGGAGGCCGCATGAGGGGCCTCAACTACAAGTTCAACCACATCGGCGCCGTGCGCGGAGGAAGGGCCAAAGCTGCACTGTTCGCCCGGGTGGTGGACGGCAAGAGTTACACCATGCGCGAGATCGCCGAGCAGCTGGGCGTGTCCAAGACCACCGCCGACAAGCGCGTGCGTCGCGGCCCCTACCCGCTGACCTGGGCGAACCTCGGAAAGCCGCGCCTGGAGCAGCCATGAAGACCTGCACGAAGTGCGCGGCCCGGCTGCCGCTGCGGTTCTTCCCCTTGATCAACGGCAAGCACACCGCCGCCTGCGCGCCCTGCCGGAACACCGAGCGTCGCCTGCACGACCCGCTGCGCCCCCTGCGCCGCGATCCGCTGCAGGTCGAACTGAACCACCTCACCCAAAGCTGGCAGCGCCGCACCCGTTGGCCGCTGCTGGCACATCAGGAGACGCATCCGTGACCAGCATTCACGTACAGCCGACCTTCGACCTGGCCACGCAGGCCGAGAAGGACCGCCAGCGGGCCGAGATCGCCGACGACGTGGCGCAGTTCCTGCGCTCGGGCGGCAAGGTCCAGATCCTCGGCAACAGCCCCATCGACCGATCCACCATCAGCCGCCGCCAGGTGGTCGAGGGTGGCCACAACAGCCGCACGAAGAAGGGAGCATCCGCATGACCACCGACAACAAGACCCTGGCGGACGAGTGCAACTGTCCGAATGGCCGCGCCGAGCACTTGCCAACCTGCGCATCGTTGCGAGCGACCCTGGCGGACGTGCAGCCCGGTGGGAGGGTGAGGCTGGGGGATGGGCCCTGGCCAGAGATCGACGCCATCCTGGCTGATGCATATTCCGCAGGCGCGGAAGGTCTGCCGTTCGAAGGCATCGCCCGCCGCGCGGCCGTGCGCAAGGCAGTCGCCGCCCTCTCCGCCCAGCCCTCCCCGGGTGGTCAGGGGGATTGTTTGCGTCACTCGCCGGAAGATTACCGGGACGCACGCATGATTCTTGCCCGGAACATGAAGCGGGTAGCGGAAAAGTACAACGTGCCGGACCTCGCCGCCGATGCTGATGTTGTAAGGAGCGGGGAAGAATATGACTTCTGGATGGACGCCGCTCACGAAGCAGTGCGCGAAGCCCTCGCCGCCCGCCAGCCGGTGGGGCAGGACGATCAAGAATATCTGGAGAGTTTGGATCGCGCCCTGGAAGGTGTCATCGACCAGCGCGACCGATACCACGAAATCGCCGACGACCTCGCCGGCCACATCGCAGCCATTACTGGCGTGGATATCGGCGAACACAGCAGCGCCAACTGCCCTTGGCAGAACGCCATTGAGGCGGCCGAAGTGTACCGGCCCGCGCAGGCCGTGGACCTGCCCAATGTGATCGACCAGATCGCCCAGCAGTGGGACGGATGCAACTACGACGCCGTTGGCGAAACCATCGACGTTGGGCAGGCAATCCGGGCGGCAGGGAAACGGCTGATCAACGGCAAGGCGGTGGGCAATGGCTGACCAGCTGCTCACCGCTGCAATGGTCCACGGGTTCGCCCTGGCCGGGTTTGCGGCCGGCATCGCCACCCTGTGGGCGATCAGCCGCGCATGCCGCGCCGCGCGCAATGGGCTGCGCTGGTGCTGGCGGAGGTGCGCTCATGGCTGAGGCAATCGACCACCGCGAGGTCGGCCGGCAGCTGGCCAGCATGTCCGGGGTGGATCTGTCCGAGGCTCGGCCGGCAACCGTGCGCGCATGGGAGGCCCGGGGCCTCGCCCTGCAGGCTCTGGCGCGCGGCGACATGGCCGAGGCGCAGAGGGTGATGGCGCATGTCAGGGGCGGTGCCCGATGAACTACTACAGCGAATGGGATCCCTACACAGCGCAGTGGATCCGCAACCTCATCGATGCCGGGCTGATCCCGCCCGGCCACGTCGACACCAGGAGCATCACCGATGTTCAACCCTCAGACCTCGCCGGATACCGGCAATGCCACTTCTTCGCCGGCATCGCCGGCTGGTCCCTTGCAGCTCGACTTGCTGGGTGGCCCGACGACCGGGAACTGTGGACCGGCAGCGCCCCGTGCCAGCCGTTTTCCGTCGCGGGTAAAGGAAAAGCCCAGGATGACGATCGGCACCTGTGGCCCCACTTCCTTCGCCTCATCCGTGCCCGACGGCCCGCTGTCGTCATGGGAGAGCAGGTTGCGGCGGCGGTTGGCAAGAACTGGCTCGACGGAGTGTCTGCTGACCTGGAAGGAATCGACTACGCCTGCAGGGCGACCGTTGTCCCGGCTTGTGCCGTCGACGCGCCCCACCGCCGGGACCGGCTCTGGTTTGTGGCCCACTCCGGCAGCCAGGGACTGGCGCAGCGAGAAGGCGACGGACGAGTTCTACCAGGCGTGGGCGGCGAGTCCGAAGGGGAAGACGCTGCCTATGACGATCGCGCTCGCTATGTGGGCAACGCCGACGTCGCTGGCGCCTGCGAAGAACGGCAACAACGAAGCGGGCAACTCTGCGGGGCTGGTAGCGATCCGAGCGCATGCAATGGCGGCAATGTGGCCGACTGCAACCGCGACGGATGCAAGCCGCGGCATGTTGCCACCCAGGCCGCAGGACACCGGCGTTCCATTGAATCAGGCAGTAGCGTTGGCCACTGGAGTGAATGCGGATGGCTCATCGGCCACGACGGAAAAGCCCGGCGCTTTGAACCCAGCATTCGTCTGCTGGCTCATGGGGTTCCCGGCCGCGTGGGACGCCTGCGCGCCTATGGCAATGCCATCGTCCCGCAAGTCGCGGCGGAAGTGATCGGCGCCTACATGGACTGCTACCCGGATCCAGACGAGCAGCTGCGCGCTGCGCTGGCCACGAACTGAAGGAGGACAACATGGCCACGAAGAACAAGGCCGCCCCGGGCGCGGGGGCACTGTGCCTGTCCCGGGAAACGATGCGGGATCTGTGCGACACCCCGTACAAGGATCGTCAGCTCGCGTTCCTGGTGCTGAACGGCATCCCCCACTTCAAGGGTCTGGACGGGTGGCCACGCGTACTGTGGGCCACCCTCGAAGGAGACAGCGAAGTGGAAACCGACAAGGCGACGGTCGTCGCCGGCTGGAAATCGAACAAGGCGGCATGA